GTAGCGAGCGTACTCCATGCCGAACAGTGCGTTCAAGCCGGGGAGCAGCTCTTTCAATAGTTGTGCGCGTGAAATAGCCATGATTTAGCTCCCTTATACGTTGGCTTGGCCGGTCGGGTTGAGATACGAATGCCCACCGGTAACTACAGTAGTAACAACAACTGGAGGGCCAGCATCGTAAGTGGACACCGTGTAAGGCGCATTCCACTTAACAATTACTTCGCTGTAGTTGCCGCTGGCGTTAGTTGTTTCAGGAACAACATCAACCACACGTAATGGCAACGAAGCAGCAGTATTCGAGCCAGAATCATAAACACCAATGTTCGAGTTACCCGAAACAGTGCTGTTAGTTGTAGGCTGCGAAATGGCCAAGTTGTCGCCAATGATTGCACTCGAAATTGGAGTGATCGTGGTCGAAGTTGCGCCGCCAGTCACAGCTACTTTAAATAGCTGATCAGGATCATCTGCTACGTAAGCCAGAATGTCCGAAGCAACGACACCGCCCGGATAGTAGTTGGAAAACAACTTCTGACCGGTAGATGGGTTAGTGTAACTACAGCCAAGGAACACGCCAACAACGCCCGTTACCGAGACAGTTGCAGTGCCTGTTTCTTTGACGATAGTAGCGCCAGAAATACGAACGATATCACCGTTGTAGATGGCGGTAGCATAGTTGCTTGCAATCGGGAGTTCACGAGTTTGGCCCGCGAACACCTGACCGCCGATCAGATTGATCGGCTTTAGCCCGTAGGGGGCATTTACAGTCGGATAAGCCATGTTTTACTCCAAAATTTAGTTAGCCTTTACCAAACGACGTTGAGGATTTACGCTCCGCAAAGAGCGGCATCCGCGCATCGTTCTCGCGCATGAAGCTGTTATCAATTGCAGTAGTCTGAGCTTGAGTCTGGTTCGCGTAATAATCATTACGCTGCTTTACAAACTCTTCAGGCGTCTTGCATAACAACAACCCACCGATCTCGACATTGTCCTTAAAGCGACTATTCGGATCGATTAGCAGTTTAAACTTCGGTTGTTCCGAGACTTTTACGGGCTCCCAACCCTCGCGTAACTTGCCTGACAAGTTGCGTGGATCAGAATTGCCTAGTGTCGAAACACGTACCCACCTGTACGCAAACCCGGCCTGTTTATCAGGTTCCGGTAGAGTTTCAGCAGGTGCCCACTGCTTAGGGCGTTCCTGTTGCGCACGGTTTTCCAATTCTCTAGTAAGACGGTTCTCGCTCATAATCAGCTCCCTTGTAATTTAAGGACTTCGCGGGCGTATTGCTCCGGAGTCAGTTTGAACTTCTTTGCCAACGCTGCTTGTGTAGTCGTTAGCCTGACTTGCTTCGGAGCCGTGCTCCGCTTAGCTGACGCTACAACGGTACTCGGCTTACTTGTCTGAGGCTTTTGTGGCTCAGCTTCTTTAGGAAAGGCTTCTGGAAACCGCCTACGTATCGTTTCGTCGATACGCTTGTAGTAATCGTCAGTACCAAGGTATTCCGCGCCGTACTCACGATACAACTTTTTATGCAGTCCCATCGCTGCGTCCGTCATCTCCTCGTCCTTATTGAACCAATTAGAGTTACGGCGCTGCCAATCTGCGAACTTTGGGTCGGCAGGCTTTTGTTCCTGCCGGATTTGCGGGAGTTGTACCTCAGTTTCAGGTTCTTGTAAAGTGGGTTTAAAGTTTCTTGTGCGATCCAACTTCAAAGACGCCTGCACTAGAGCTGCCTGTGCCTCAACTAACTTCTCAGCGTCACCTAAGTCGTACGCCTCCCGATAGTTCCTTTTCGCCACTTCAACGTCGGTTTCCGCCGCCGCTTTAACCGTGGCGATGTACTCCTGCTCACCAGAGGTCAAAGTTGCCTTAAGGCGCTGGTTCTCCTCAAGGATGCTTTGAGCTATCCGTAGAGCTTCTTCTTGCTCACGCAGGGCTTTCTCTTTCTCCCTACGTTCGTCATGCCAAGCCTTCTTATACTGTTTGAACCGGCTGACTACTTCCTCGGGGTACTCCCCGCCGTCCTCCGGCTTCTCCAGCGAAGTGACTACTTCGGGTGGAAGTGGCTCCTTACCACGGTCTTCTTCGGGGGTGTCGTCGTCAATCTCAACGACAAACTCCTCCTCCTCGTCTTCGACTTGTGCCTTAGTATCCTCGACTTCGTCGGGGAACTTGTACTCGTTTTGTTCCATAGGCATAGCTATCTCCTTATGCGCGTGAAATACCGCGTGGGTCTTGGACAACACCTTCCACCGAGTCATCATTAATTAGACGGAACTCCCGTCCATGAATCTTCAGTCTGGTGCCGCTGTTAGGACGCGCTAAGATGAAATCCCCCTCTTTACACCAAGGGCCGCTAGGGAACCGCTTATCATCTTTGTAACAGTCTGGTCCAAGTTTCACGACAAAGAAGACCGTGCTAAGGACTTCCTCAAAATGCTTGGTTTGGTCTGCCTTTATCAGACCGCTGTCGTACTTATCTTCAATCTCCGGGATAGCGACAAGGATGTGGTACCCCGCCGGGTCCGGAAGTTGTGTTGCTCTTTCTTCTGCGGTCTGTGGCAGGGTCGACACTTCACCGCTTTCTGTAGCGATGGCTAGTTCAGTCATCTGAATACTCCATGTGTTTTGCGAGGTCTAATACGTAAGACTCAACTGCGGTGAGACCTCGAATTTCACCGCAGATAAACCGGTACTCTTCATAGCTCTTGGCTGAGCTATTGCCCAGACCGTCGGAAAGTTGTGTCCGACGGCCTCTGATCTCTTTCAATATCGCTTCAAGCGCGTTCATTTACTCTTCCCTTTCTGTGGGGGGCGATTCGGCTGCTGTTGGCGTTGTCTTTGCATTTCCATGCCTGCTCTAAAGCCTTCAGACTCTTGTTGTCTGTTGCTGCGCATCCGGTCAGTCTCAACCTTGACAGCCATGTTCGCCCCCGCGATCTCCTTCTGAGCATTGATCCGCTCAAGCTCGATCTGCAACTGCTTCTCACGCGCGGCTGCGTCCGCCTGATCTTTAGCGATCTTGCGCTGAACTTCTGCCTGCTTGATCTGCAACTCTTGCATCTGCATCTGGATGATCGGGTCTTGCATCTGCTGCTGAGCCTGCTGCTGTTGAGCTTCCTGCATGTGCTGCTGTAGTAACTGCTGGGTAGCTTGGGCTGCTGCTTGGGAAATCTGGACTTCCATCTGTTTCGGAATCTCGATGTCCTCGTCCTCCTCGTAGTTCGGCAGCTGTATACCCATCGTTGCTTCCATCTGCTTGCGATACTCGTAGCCGACGTGCTCATTAATATGCGCCATCATCGCTGCTTGCAGCATCTGTGCTTGTGGGTTCTGACCAACTATCTGCTGTATCTTCGGGTCTTGCATAGCCCCCATGTGAACAGCGATATGCGCTTGATGATCCTGATACAGGAACGCTTTGACAGGTTTACCCATCAAAATATTCTGGTTCTCTGTAATCGGGTCACGCGGACGCGTGTCGTCTTCTGTTGGTACTAGCTTGGTGTAGTTCTTAATGCCCAAGACATCCAGCATCTGTCTGTGGAGTAGTGGCATGTCATACAGTTGTGGTGCTGTTTGTGCCAGCTGTAGTACCGCTTGATACTGCACAACTTTCTGACTCATCGTTGCAGCGTTCGGATCACTGACCGGAATCACATCCACTTGGTCGTAATCACTCTGCTTAGCCCGACGGTCGCCATCTACAGGGTCATAGTCGTAGTCCGGTGGCGTGAAGTCCCTGATGATCTCTTTTAGAAGCCGGAACTCTTCGTGCATCGAGTAGTGAATACGCGCCTGCACCGCCGACATGATCTTCAGGGTTCTTTCTAGAATCGCTAGTGTCGTGCCTACAGGTGCCTGCGCACTCATATCACTTACTTGCAACTCAGCTGCATTAGCAAACCGGCGACCTTCTTCGATGATTTGATTCATCAATCCAGCCAAAACTTGCGATGGTTCCTTGTATGGCAGCGGCAAAATGTTGTCGCGTATCGCACCACTCGGTACATCTACGTCTCTAAACTCGCCCGGAGAGATCGGTGTATCGTCACCTTTGACACGCATACCGCGTGTCTTTAGTCCGCCCGGCAGGTTAGACAGGGTGCCTGCATCAACAAGCTGACGGAGAATAGACGTACCGCTCTTCGCATACGCCCCGATCAAGTGAATGAAACCAAAGCAATAGAAGCCAAAGCCGGGGATGTAGCCGTAGTGCACGAAGTGCGTACGCTTGTTTCTTAGCTTGTCTGTCGGTCTCCAGTTGCGACGAATAGACAAAACTTTCTGCGATGACTTATCTATAGTTACAATATACGGCAGCTTGATACCGTCTTCATCTTCATAGCCGGGCAGGTCTAGGTCAACCTGCATCTCAAGCAGTCGATAACGGCTGTCAGTCGTAATCCGAAAGCCCATCTTCTCAGCGATCTTCTTCTCGATCTCTTCAAAGGTATCAACCGGCTCACCAAGATCAACGTCACGATAGAAGCCATCAACTTGCAGCTTTCTGATCTCGTTCTCGGTCTTACGCATCACGTGCGTTACACGCTCTGCTGTTCGCAAACTAGACGTGCCGTATGGCACCACAACATCTTCAGCAGGTACATAGATCGATGTCTGCCGTCCTAGTGACGGGTCGTAGTACACCTTCTTAAACGCGTTACCTGACAGACCCAAGCCCCACAACATACGCTCATGCTCAGGACGATATTCAGGCATCTCTTCGGTCAGACGATAGTTCATATCGTCTCTTACTCGCTCGGACGCCTCTTTTTTCTCAGGAGTCTCCTTACCGATGATTTTCGTTTTAACCGGCCCAGCAGCCGGGAAAGTCTCCATAATCGTTTCAGATTGGAATTTGACGAG